TACTTTTTACTCGTCAGAGTCATCATCAGATTCATCCAAAGAATAATCTGAATACCCTAATTTTGTTTCCCAATAATCAGAATATTCTTTCTTATAGTTATCCAAAGATTCTTTTGTGTCTGTAATATAACCTTGTGGTACTGCGATGATCTTACCATCTTTATATCCAAGACCATTAACATGATTCTTTAATATAGAAATCTTAGTTCTAATCGCAAACGACACTTTTCTACCATTCTTAGTTGCATCAATGTGACTAATACCGGCCTTTTTCTGATTGCCAAATAAGAACACTAATGAAGATGCCAACCATACCGCTTCACCGCCCTTAGCTTTTATTTCGGGTTGTCCAAATGGATTGTCAGGAAGTAATACCCAAGGTTGATTCAAAATAACCAAAGTGTTGTAATACGGATATTCTTCTTTTTTAGATTTTGAAATCCTTGAATGAATTCCCATACCAATTTTATCCGCTAATACTTTTGCGTTGTGCATTCCACCACCTTTACCATCAAAAGTCATCTGACAAGGTACGCTACCAATACTATCCCACAAAAATAATAAACTATAAGGAATCTCTCCCTTTTCTTGAGCGTCAAGAATATTATTAATAAATTCCGTTGCTTGTTCAATCACATCAAATGAATCGTTAAATATGAACATACCGTCATACTCACCATCTTCATTTTTTTCAGCCTGCAAACCTAACTCAATTGCGTGTTCCCAAGACCATTTTTTCTCAGTAATAATAAGAATAGGTAAGTGACCTTTTTTCTGAGCGTCTGCCGCAGCAAGGATCATTGCCGTTGTTTTTGAGGTATTCGAATGCCCTAAAAACATATTTATACCACCCATAATAGGTCCAGGTAACCCACATGAACCCAAAAAAGCCTCACCACAATTATAAAAACTTTCTGGTTTGTATTTTGTTTTTGTTGAGTACTTACCTTTGATTGTTTCCAAAGATATTTCTCTTTTTCTTATCGCCATGTTATTGTGTAATTACTGAATTATATTTACGAATTTTTTCCAATGACTCAAGTTTATCTTGTGCATTAGCGAATTTTTCAACCAACTTATCCATTTCTTCAAGATGTTGTGGGTGTTCACCAATACCAACAGGTGAAGTTAAATAAACTAATAATGTTGCTTCCGCTTCAGCGATTTCACTACGGTATTTTAAGGATAATGCCTCATACATTTTTTCTGCTATTTTGCTCATTTTTTTGATTTTAAAAAATATGGACACTCAGTATTTCCAAGTGCCCACGTTAAAGTTTAATTAGAATGGTAAATCTTCGTCAACTTGTTGGTTAGACTGAGGATCAGCCTTTTTAACTTCAGACTTTACACTTCCACCCATAGAAATCTCTTCTTCTTGATTATTTGAGTAGATGTATTTTCCTGCGTCAGTGTCCCAACGTGGAGTTTCACCTCTTGCAATTGATTCAAGATATTCAACAGGTTTCTTAGAGTATACGTCCTCCCAAGTCAACTCATTGTTGATCCATGTTGATGATTGTTCAACATCCTCATGTGTTGGTGCCGGATCGTCATACATAACAGTTTGAATAACCGTATACGTCGCTCCTTTTGGAGTCTTTGCCTTTGTAAGTTCAAGGATTAAGTCACGACCAGTATCAGAGTCAGTAACATCACCTTTTGCTTTCCAAATCGGAATAATTTTGTCAAGGATTCCTTCTTGTTTGTAATTGTGTTTAAATCTCCAAAATTTAACACCATCTTCTTCGTGGTCACGATCAATTACTTTAACAATATAAAACTTACGTGCTTTGTATTGTGTTGCTAATTGTTTGTCGGATTCACGACCTGTTGACATTAACTCGTCATATACCTCATTCAAAGGTGAACGTTCGTTGTCATTTTTTCCTGGATCATAGAACTTCTGCCATTTACCATCAACATTGATTTCGTGAAACCAAACTTCCTTAAAAGGAGATGATCCATCAATTGTAGGTAAAATACGGATTGTTCGTTGACCTTGTTTTTCGTTATCCTTAAGGATTGCCGCGAAATACTTTTTCATTCTTTCTTCTTGTGTGAATTTTGAAGTGGAAGAAGAACCACTTTGTTTTGAACTCTCATACTGAGCCAAAACTGCATCTAAAACATTGTTTGTCGCCATTTTGTATATATTTATTAAAGGTTTACGTAGAAAATATAGTTATAAAAAGTAGGGTAGTCAATAAAATATTTAAAAAAACTTGAGAGAGACGTTTATATCCCCCTCAAAAATATTACATCATATTTGTGTCTTCGTCGTCGTAATTATTAAATGACGTTTCAACATCATTTGTAGAGTAATTATTAGCATCATCAGTTGTTAAAACATATTCATTTTTACCTGATTTTTCCATATCAGATTCTTTGTCTTGAAAAAAATCAGATAATTTTTGGTTAAAAGGACCTGAATCTAAACTTCTTAGTTCTAATTTTTCTTGTGGAGTTTTTGGTCTAAACTTATCAAACTTAGTTTCTAAATTATTTATGGTCGTTACCAAACCATCCATTTCACCTAATTTTTCCTCAAGAGTTTTTAGTTGTGCAAATAAGTTATCAAAATATTCTTCTTGTTTTTGTTCCATATTTTTTTGACTCTTAACTAAATCTGTAACATCTAATTCTTCTTTGTTTTCTTCTTCTTCTCCCTCAGCACCAAGTTCTTCTACCTCAGGGTCGGTTGCAATATCAATAGGTGCTGCCGGTGGAATTGGAGCAACTGCGTTAGGGTCTGCGGGCGCAGCATTAGGATCTGCTGGAGGTGCCATAGGATCTACAGGTGGTGCAGCATTAGGATCCACAGGTGGTGCCAACGCTGGATCTAATGCAGGATCAACTTGTTCACTTATGTATTTGTTAATAGAATTAAATCTACTTATTTCTTTTAATATTTTTTTATCTATTGCCATGGTTATCCGTTTAATAATTGTTTAATTCCTGTTTTAGTTTCTACTTGGATTTTTTTGAATGTGTTCATAGTATTATCAACTCTCTCAATTAATCCGTCTTTTATTCTAAGCGTATAACAATCTCCAGTGTCTAAGTCACAAACTTCTTTGTACCCATTACCCTTATCTTTCTCTGACACTCTTGTGTTTTTACCCAAGTAGTTGTCTAATATTAATTTTGTATCCATAATTGTTTTTATTTATAAATATCTAGTTATTCAATAAAATTAATTTAATGACTTATATATATCTATCGCCTGTTTTACTTTATTTTCTAATGTATTCTTATCTTGTTCCGTCATTTCAGTATAAACATTATCAGGTTGAGTACTTGGATACTTAGTTACATATAATTTAGTTATATTTACTTCAGGTGTTAAATTAACATCTATTAATGATAATTTATCTTTAAACTTACCAATTGCAAAATCAATAAATTTTTCAGCAGATATAAATGATGCGATTGGTATATTCAAATTAGTACCTCTTGAAAGACAATAGAATTTTTTATTAACCGAAGACGCAAATAATGCACCATAAGTTTCAGTTAAATTTATTGTACTGTAATTATTCTCATATGCCTTTAACCCACTTGATGACGCAGAATCTAAATATATAAATGAAAATAAAAATATTGACATTTGTACAAATGTTAAATTATCTATAGTATTACTATTTACTGTTGTTTTTTTAGGTATACCGCTAGCAACAATTCTATCGCCAAGTAAATTTCTAAAATCTTTATATGATATTTGAGTTAATGTTGGACCATCTAATGGTGTATATCCAACATAACCACTATTAATTTTATCAGAACAATCTTGATTTTTAGTTATTGTATCAGTACCAGTTACATTTGAAATCACATTATTTTTTTGGAATATTACGTTTTCAGTTGAGGATTTGGCCTTCTCCTCATTTGCTTTTACTTTTTCTTGTAATTTAGAAATTATATTTAAACTTAAAGATTGTATAAAACTGTCAATTTTAGGTAAACTATAAAAAGGTTGTCTTGTACCTTTAAAGGTTGTACTAAATTCACCTTCACTAATCTGATGAGTTACCGAAGTAATCATATATGGTCCTGAGAACATAGGTATGTTTCTTACATTAAAATACATCATTGGTTGTATAAGTGCATTACCCAACATATCAACAGAACATTCGTAACTTCTATTTCTATATAAGTTATATAAAGATACGTTTTGAGACCCTGTACTTCTGTTTCTACTTTGATTTGCCATTTGATTTAACATTTCCAAAGATTCTGCAGTAGGTTTTCCAACATCTTGACCAACACTAAAGTTTCTAAATATTTGTTGATTTTGATTACTAATATCAATATTAAATCCAACTACCTTATTTGATTTATCCCAATTCTTTTTGTTAGATTGACTTTCAACTAATGGGTTATCACTTGCTCGTCTAAGGTCAAACGCATCGTCTCTAAATCTGTAATCAACATTATCTTTCATATCAACATACTGACTAGGTTTGTTTGCATAATAACATAAAAATTTAGGTGATGTATTTCTATAATCCACATTTAAGAACGTACCCCAAAATGAGTTAGCAAATTCAGTTGATCCTTCACTTCTTGGTACAGGATTTTTCTCTGCGTCTTGTGCGTTATAGAAATTAGCGTAAGCGGGTAATGGAAAATAAGTAAAATTATTTTGTGATAATATTGTTGACACAATATCTAACATATTATTTTTGTATAATGAACCTTCAATTAAATCTTTAATTTTGAAGATGTCAACATAAACTTTTTGTCCAACGTCTCTACTTGCCCTATCAAATAATAAAACATCTTCAAACATTGTTTTTGATTTAAAGTCACCACCGGCAACCCAAGTATCATTAAATGCTTTGAATGTTTCCCACATCTCAACTCTTGTTTGTTCTCCCTCAAGTTGTGACTTATTACCTTTATCACCTTCTATTGTAATATTTGGTAAACCAGCTCTTACACCTGTCATTAAATTAGAAATAACATTTTTTAAATAAGTTTCAGATTTATCAAGGTATTCATCCATAAGACCATAAAACTTAACACCACCTAAACTATTACCTAAATTTTGCACAATAGGAAGAGTTGTTGTGGTTGTTGTTACTTGTGAAGTAGTTACATTAACAGTACTAACAATAAATTGAGGATCATTAGGGTTTGATGATAAACCTGTAGGGGGGTATTGACTTATAATAATCGCATCAACAATAGGAGCATTCAATGGGTATAATGATGCGCTTACAGGTTGTCCTGTAAATAAAATTGTTCCTGTTGCATCTTTATAAACACCATATTTTTGTGGTCCAAATTTATACACAGAAATTGTTTTAGTATCTTTAAGTGTTACAACCATTAATAAATCACCAGGTGTTTGAGGACTTGGTGCGGGTGTCGGTACAGGGTTTGGTATTACAACATCATTTGTTGGGACTTTAAAATTATTGAGTTTCTGAGTTGCGTATAACATAATCAACGGAGCAAAATCTTGAACATTTTTTTCGGTAAATTGCACATTCAAATCAATGAAAAAATCTGTTATATATGATCCATTATCAGAATAAACTAACTTAGGTATTTCGGAAAATCCAACATATTTCTCTAAAGTTTTCCATGTTTCAGGGTTTGCGGTTTTAGATTGAGCCAATGTAATAGTTCCACCGTTTGAAGGTAAACTACCTGTTGTCCCCTGATTGTACCCCTGATAAGATACAGGATCAATTAAGAATTTAGTGGAGAATGTTAAAAATGTTCTTCTATCAAACATAGATGGATTACCCATTTTCAATACAACATTATATTCTAAGAAATTAGTTAGTATCCCTTGGAAATTTGTTTTTTGTTTTTCAACAACAGAATTAATCATCCCCTCGGAATTAAGGGTCGATGGTTTTTCAACAACTAATAATTCTCTCATTAATAATTGGAAATTCTTATATGATCTTTCAGATTCAGTTTCAACATCTTTATCACTTGGAACCAATGTCTTAAAATCGTAAATTGATCTACTAAAATTTAAGAACTCTTGTTCAAAGTAATCTAATATTTCCGTATCAAATGTTGTAAACATTTCCGATATTTTATTGTATTTTGTAATATCACCATTTAATGAAAAATTCTGTTGTGTTTTTTTATCTGTTAATATTTCTTTTAAATATGAATCAGGATTTGGTTTTGAAATTTTAGTGTTATCAAAATAACCATAGTTTGGAGAACCCCAAAATAATCTAACAGATCCGTTAAACACCGCAGGATTGCTAGAAACCTCTACTTTCATTTTGTTATTTTTAAAACACTCGTCTTTTGTTTGATTTTTTGTATAACCAAAAGACGGCATTATAAAATATTTATCACCTTCAGTTGTTTTAACAATTGTTGACCAAGGTGTAATCTTTAACGATCTATCATTATCATTAGGGTCAAAACCACTTGTTTCAGTAATTTTACCTGATGAATTTGTTGTCATCACCATTTTACCATCATTAATTAATGTTTGGATTTCAGTTTGTGAATATCCCCCTGTTGCCGAATTAGTAACATAAAAAATGTTTGGTGTAACCACAGTAAAGTTTTCTCCTGTAAGTGTTTGAGATATATCTATAACATATTGACCAACACCCCCTGTAGTACCACTCACTTGACTAACAATTTTAGTTCCAAGAGCAAGAGTTGGGCCTGAAATAATTTGTCCTGTAGATAATGTACCACCAGTAAACGTTAAAACGTACATTGTTGTACCCGTAATATTACAAGTACCATTTAATATTGATTTATTTTGAGATATATCAACAACATATTTACCAACACCCCCTGTTGTACCATTTATTTGGGATACAATAGTTGTATTAACATCTACTGTTGGTCCAGCCAATATTTCACCAGGAGCCAAGTTATTATCATTAATAGTATAAACGTCTAATGTTGTTCCAACAATACTACAAGTACCATTTAATTGTGTTGCTCCCGAAAATAATTGTAATCCTTGTAAAAATACATTCATATCATCATACAACTTAGGGAAAAACCCTGTGTTCATAGTTGTTGAATTATATGTAACTAAATTTGGTGTTGCACTTACCGTATTTTCTAAAACTATATTGTTTTGGAATCCTTCAATATTCAAAGAATAAACTTTTGTTGATGCTGAGGTTACGGGATCATAATTACCCAAATAATCAAAATCTTTCCAAACCTCATCTAATATATCTACACCAGTATCATTCCAAGTTTTATATCTATGCCATATGGAGCCATATTTAACAACCCAAGCGTATGGTAATTTATGTACCGCTCCGAATTTTTTAATGGTTGATAAGATATAACTTAAATCATTAGGTTCATTATATGATCTATATTTTTCTCTAAGACTTGCTAGTGGTAAACTATTCAAGAATAGATATGCTGCTTGTTTGTAAGATGATAAATCATTTGGTTTATATCTAAAATTATACACACCATTTTGAATTGCGTTTATAAAATAAGGTGTGTTCAATATTGAAGTGGTCTGAGTTTCCGTTAAATACCCATCATAATTAGTGTAATTTAAATTACCTTCAGTTGTGAATTGTTCCTCAATTTTTCTATTATTATAGAATGTTTTAAAATTAATAGTGGTAGTATCAATATTTTGACTAAAGACATCCGCCTTATAATTAAAGTTAGTTATAGGTCTTTTCTTATCGTTAGTATCGTCGTTATTAAAATTACAAATTGTTTTATGTGTTGTATTGTACGATAATACGTCTTTAGTGTTATAAGCTAAATTAACATTTTGAAGTGCTTTCCCATCTGCAAGATAATTCTTACACCAATCAAAATTAGTGATAGGATACATATCCGAAAAATCAAATTCATTACTAGAGGTTTGATTTCCTATGTAGTCTATTATTTTTGATTCATCAGTTAATGAAACATCTGGTTGGGATCTTTCATTTGTTAGAATTTGTTGATTAAATAATTCAAAAGGTACGTTAGTGCTATTCTTAAGGTAATTTATTGTAAATTCTCCTCTTATAAATTTTTGCCAACTTTCACCTTCCCCTTGATTTGAAATGTGTCTTAAAAATGTTAAGAAATTATTTTGATCAATTAAGTATCGTTTTAGTTTTTGAGTTAAAAATGGATTATCATTACCTAAACTCTTAAGTATATTAATCTTTTCGTCTTCCGCTTCAACCATAAATATACTTGAATCATACCCCGATTGTCTATTTAATTTAGAATAATAAGTGTTAATCATAATCCTTTCATAAATCTCATAAAAGAATTTTATCTCTTCTTTGTTTTGGAATACCTCATTTGTCACAGGAAAATCAAGAGCATTTAAACTTAATCTATTTGGTCTTGTAACCACATTAGACTCATCACCAACATCATCCTTGTCCGCTTCCCTTTGAGTGTAACCTTTAATAAATTCCTCAACAAATTCAACTTCAGGCCATATTTCAGGAATATATGCCTTTGTTATGGTTGAAATTGATTTGTCTCCCGGATAAACAATTTCAAATTTCTCTTGTTTATCATCACCTAAAGTTTCTTTAATAACTTGAGGCCAAGGATAAATCGGTTCATTATTTTGGGTAGATGATTTAACATCCACGCTCAATGCGCTGCTATTGCTACCAAAAATTGCTTGGCGTCTGTATTTATTTTCTCTTAAATCCCAAGATTTAGAATGGACATCATCCATTAAACGAATAAACGCCTCACCTTGTGCAAAGAAAACTGCTAATACGTTTCTAATAGATGGTTTAAACCCAACACCAGTGTCTTTATTACTTAATTGTTCATTAAGATTATCGGTAATTTTTTCTTCAATTTCTCTTCTAAGTTTTGACGATTCTTTGGCCGCCTTTTCTGTTATATCAATAAAGTGATCAGTGCCCTCAAATACAAAGAATTTAGTTCCAGGTACAATTGAGTTAGTCGCAATGAACGTATCTAATTCAGTTTTTGTCTTCGCAGGTTTACCCGTTCTTTCTTCATATGTTTTTTCAAAATCAATATCCGTAAGTGGATTAATTTTTGCGTAACATTTTTCCACAGTTGCGTTTACAGGGACTTCACTTTTTGTGATTTTACCACCAACGGTATAACTACCATTTTTTCCCGCGACACTATTACTTTCAAATAATTTTTGGTATTCAGTAAAAATACCGGCCAATTTAGTTTCAGCCTCAGCTTGTTTGTTAGGATCCGAATAGTCTTTCTTATACGTATAAACAACTTCCTTAGTGTCTTTTAAACTATATGAAGTTGTTTTATCCATGTATGTTTCAAACCATGAATCACCATAAAAAAATACTTTTTTCTGAAATTCTGTTAACTGAGTTTGAAAATTATCTAATTCTGTTATTGATCCTAAATTTTCTTTGGTGAATTTTTCTAATATGTTTTTAATAAATCTATCTAAACGAGCCTTTAATTGTGTAATCGTTATCTCAGGGAAATCATCATCAATTAAACCTTTTGATTTATATTCAGAATACAATTCTTTCATCTTTTGATAACCTCTACTAACTTGTTTTGCCGACATTTTATCAAGGTTAGATCCCGCAGGTGTGTTTGTACTTGATTGTGCAGTTGACACAAAATTGTTATACATATGTGGTACCGCCATCATAGCTCCCCAATTCACATAAGACATTACCGTATACTTATAACCAAAAAACTTCAATGTAATCTTAAAGTTACCTGTTGAATTATCAAAGTTTGACGTAAACGATTGTAACATTAATGGTAATCTAACTGCCTTACCGTAATATCCCTTTAATGTTAAATAAAACATTGGGTATGGTAATTGGAAAAACGCAGAATAAGGCGAATTGTTTCCTCCTTCAAATAATGCTCTTCCTTTAACATCTGTCAATTGAACCGTTACGGTAGGTAAGAAACTTGTGTCAATCGCAACCTGTATATCAGTTATACCTAATAAACCATTATCAACCGCACCAGGAGTTCCATTTGAATATGTACTCTGTGTAAGGTAAAAATCGTCAGATTTGTTTGGGTTTTGAACTGCGTTTAATTTTGGTTGGTTTACCCCTTGACCCTGTAAAGATCCTTTACCGGTGATTTCATCGGTATATCTGTTATCCATGAACGTTTTGTTACCAGGATTTAAGAAATTAATCTTACCAACGGAAACAGTTCTAACGGAATCATTCAATGCCGAACCTAAGGCTAATTTAGTTCTTGGTAATACATTACATTCAAGATTAGCATAGAACACAAGGTTTTCATGTTTAACTAATCTATCACTAACTTTACCTTCACTATCTACAATTTTATTTGGGTCTATTAAGGTAATGTTATCATAATCAAATTCCACTAATATATTTTCACCTTTATCTACCATAATAGAAGTAATAATTTTCTAATTCGTTTTTATAATCCTGTAATGACTTAACAAGGGGGAATGGTATTGTTAAAATTGCCCCATCGGGTATGTTTGATTCCATACCACTATATTGGGGGTTTGCCATTTGTACTAACCAACCAAAATATGGTGTACTATAAAATTGGAACGATATCTTATCTAACCTTGATTGTCCAACTTTGTATATGAAATTTTTATCAGTTGTTTTTGCAGGTAAATTTATGTATGGAACAACGGTTTGTTGTCCATTTATTAAAAATTCATTATATCTGTTATAATATTGTAAATTCATTTTTAATTAAATTTAATTTTACCATCAAAGGTTTTTTCTTTATTATCCACATTCACATTTGAATATAATTCTTTTACCGCCTTTTTTTGTTGTGATGTTCCACTAACTTTTTTATACGTTAATCCAAATTTAACATTACCATCTATTGGAGGAATCATTAAAGTTAAATATCTTGGGTTAGTTTTAATACCATCATATCTCTTTTTATTAATTTCAGTATAACCATTAAATCTATCTGAACAACCAGTAGTTGCTTTATCAACAACTTTAGTAACTTCTTGTATATTACCATATTGACCATTAAGTATAAAAGTTTTTAATTCATTTCTACTATTTTCATCATTTAATACATTTGCCATAACTTGATAAAATCTATTAGCCGGTTCATTGGTCATTAAACCACTCTGATTTCTTGCACTTATCAAATCAGCAGTAGATGTATTACCATCTATAAAAGTAGATGATATTTTTTTATAAAAATCTTCTTCATTTAAATATAAACAGTCCTCAACCATTACAATACCTTTAGCGACATTAAATTCAATATGTTTATCTGTTATTTTTTTCAAATAAGTTTGTAACTGAGTAAATGAATCTGTAACTCCTGAAATATCATATACATCAGGTTCATTATTTGAATTCATTATTCCGTCAGTTTTTGATAATACCAAATTTGCCTTTCTTATATATTGAATATAGTCCTGTTGTAATAAAACTAAATTGTTTACACTATTACTCACATTAGTAATAAAATCAGGTTTAATTCCTGTTACATATTCTTTTAATTTATTTTCAATTTCTCTTTTATCACCATTAGTTATTGATTGATCATTTGCAATAACTAATTGCATAAAAGGATCATTCTTTTGTGATATATCCCCATTAACTTTATTAAATAATTTATCCAATTTGTCTTCAATATTACTTGGTTTACCATAAATTGGAACTTCAATTTCAGGTGTAAACTCCGCAGTACCTTTAGAGTAATCTCTTTCTGTAAATAATAAATCTAAAATACCTATGTTATAGTTTTTACCAATTGTTGCATTTGTGTTAATATATGAATCAAAATATTCTTTAGTACTATTCCAATAGTCAGTTACAAATTTAGTGTAATCAATATCCGTTTCACCCGATATTGTTCCAATTGCTTCTCCACCTCTTTTTGGTTGTTGATTTACAACATTGGCGGTTGTTACCTTTGGTTGGTTAGCCAATATCTTCTCAACCATGTATTTGTCTCTTGCTTCAGTACTTTCAGTTGCCGTTGCTCTTTCGTCGTATATTTCAGTATTCGCATAATAGTTAAACGATAATGCGTTTTGTAATTCTTCAACAGGTTCTTTAAGACCGTGACCACCAATAAAGTTAAACGCCATTGTTATTTTAGCAATCATTGGTTGTACACCAATACCTTCAGGGTTTAAGTCAAATGTAATAGGATCATAAGCAATATTTAATGATGTTGGTACAATTTTACTATGGTAAAAGTCGCCCATTCTTAAAATTAAAATCGGAGGTGCTCCAAACGATGTGTTTAATGCGTCATTATATTTTGGTCTACCATCAGGTCCAATTACAGGAATTGTTTGACCAGGTCTCATACATTGATTTATGAATGTTAATCTTGCATTTAATCCCTCAGGTGTTGTAGAGTGGAACGCAGGATTGAAGTACTTAATCTTTTGTTTGATACTATCATATACCATAGGATCACTTTCCTTAATAACCTCAAAGTAATCACACTCTGAGAATAAAAATCTTAATATTTTTTTAGATATACCTTCTTTAATTTTTTGTTCAATCCTTAAATTAGGTGATGGTTTGATTGTTGTAGTTCCTTTATTTGTGTCTATATTTGTTCCTGAGGTACCATTTGTTCCTGAGGTACCAGTATTTCCATCAGGGGGGTTTGGTACAGGTGGAAGCATCACTTTAAAATTAGAGAATGCAACTCTCCTACAAGCCATTGCTGGTACAGAATACACTTGGGCAAAAGCGTCGCTTGATTCTCCTACAGTAT